AGTACCACCACTTAAGTCGACGATTCCGAATGTTAAACCTTCAATACCTTTGGTCATGTTATCAAGACCAGCAGACATACCATCGAAGCCACTATTCATACTACCTTCAGATTTGAGGTTAGAGATATGTTCCTTCTCTAAGTCAACACCGTCTTGTAATGATTTTTTGAAAGTATCAAAGTCATCTACTAATTCTTTGGTAGATGCATTTCTTCGATTGTCTAATTTGAATAATTCAATGTCACGTTGTGTTTGATTGCTAGCGTGTTTTACTTGAATCTTCTCACGAGACTTTTCATACTTCTCTTGTTGTGTGACGACCTTATCTTGATGTGCAGATTGCCTACGAGCGAGTCTTTCTTGCGAATCTTTCATTCTCTCGTTTGCTTTAATTATTTCACCCGACTGCTTGAAAGCAAAACCAGTTGTTACCCTGTTTAAGCTTCCAATTAAACCTTGTGTGAAATTCTTTATTTCTGCGTTATCTACGGCCATTTGTTAATTCCTAGTTAGGGTTTGAATCACCATGTTCTTTGGATGCACTTGATGTGTACAATCCGAACCAAGCTGCTCCAGCACCAACCAATACGGAAATCAATCCCGATTGTTCTAGTGATGGTTCAGGCAGTTCCATAAACCAAAATGTTGCATAGTATAGTAGGTACATGTATATACCTAGGAATGCACGAGGTATTACTCTCCATGCATCAATTGTCTTGGCTGCAAATACCCATTTCTGCCAAGGGTTCTTTCTATCTTCGTTTGTTAATTCGAATATTTCTTGTTTTAAGTCACCAATCTCAGTAACCATGCTCATGAATTTCTTCAAATCAATTTCGACTTCGTTACGACTCATGTCGCCTTGAAATTTTTCCATATCGCTCATTAGTGTGTCCTCTAATTTAATCTGTTAATCTATCTGTTCCTAGCCTGTTCCTGCTTCTGACGTTCACGTTCTTCTTCAAGATGTTGCATTAGCAATTTGATGTAGACTTCCCTTTCCCAAGGTATCATAGTATCTAATTCATCTAACGAATATTTGTGGTGTTGCATTAGTTGAAAGTTGGTGTTATAGTAATTAAACACCGACTCGTGAGAAAGGGTTATTAAAAAAAACTTTGTAGTCCTTCCAATATTCTTTCATTCTGCTTACCACATGTGTTACACGTATAGCCTATTTTACCTTGAAGTTTGGGCATGCCCATAAAGAATGCACTCAACTTCTCGATTTGTGGAAAGGTTAAATTCTCCACAAACTCTGCTTTGTCGTCAGCTGACATATCAGCCTCTTCATAGATATTCTCTGCATCAAAGATTTGTGTAATTGATGCTTTAAGAACTTCTATCGATTGTTCTGCTTCCGTTGCAGTAGTTATCTTTTCCATATCCTTAACAGTTGGGTATCTTAATACAATTCCAACTTCATCGGATATCATTATCTTAGGGTCACCACTAGTACTTTCTGTTACTGTTAGTTCATCTAAGTTAACTACCGTCTCTCCACTTCCCTTACAGTCGGTGACCATACAAGCCATCTTCAAGGGAACGGTTTCACCTACAGACTTTGCTCTGATTTTACAGAACAAATACTCTAAGTCAAACATAGTCAATTCATTCGCATTGACTTTATCAAACGTTACATTATTAATTAAATCCTTAACTGCACTAAGTGTAGTTGAAGGGTCTTCACTTTCTTGTGCAATCACAAGAATTTTTTGTTCCTTTACTAGGAACGGTCTGAATTTTACTTCAGCACCAGTTGAGGGCAGGTCACATTTGTATGTGGGTGTTGCCTGAATTGGTAATGCCATAATTATACTCCATAATTAAAATTTTAAATACCACCAAACGGATTAAGTTTGTTGGCAGCTGCCATTCGTTTTGCTAAATCTTGTCGAGATACTCCACCCGAAAGATTTTGCACTCGTGTTCCAGCAGTGTCAAGGGCTGATAACTTTTTAAAGTAACCACCCAGTTTTTTATTAAATCTGCCACCGACATTTAATCCGCCGAGGACAGTATCTAAAACTTTCCTACCACTATTTATGGTAGACGAAGAGTTGATATTTGATAATACTTGTTGTCTCTTAGAAGGTTCCTTTATTGGTTCATAAGGAGTTCTTGCTTCCGAAGGTGGTAAATAAGTTGTTTCATGATGTCTGAATTGAAATGATACAGAGATTTCTAATAGTGAATCACTATCAGCAGACATATCCAGTGATTCAAAAGAGACAGGGTATATATCAAAGTACTCCATCTTCATAGTTGGTTGTGCAGCTTTGTTTAATGTAAACACTTCCATTTTTCCTGTATAATCATCTAAGTATTTCATAACTGGTATTTGTGCAGAACCCATTGTACCACCTTCGGGCCCTTTGTACTCTGCAGTAAAAATGTATTGGTGCCATGCCTCGATTAAAGCACGGTCAACAAATGATGAGTCACATAGAAACGAGAGGTCAACCGTTCCACCTTGGTCTACAGTTCCGTCGGGAATCTCGTATCCCGAATTGTATTGATTCCTTGTGTTCGTACCCATTGATGAACCATTTACAGATACACTTCTACAACGAAGCATTGCATCTTGCGTAAATTGAAACGCTTGCAATGGGCCCAAGAGTGTAACATCGAACATGTTTGCTTTTGCGCCAGAATCGAAATTTGCTTTAAATGCTTCTATACTCATAATACTTTCCTTCTACTATCTTTATATACAGTGTTTGCATGGACATTAAATTTTGCCAGTGGTAACATCATAATTGCTTCCCAGTTCTCATATGGAACTTCTACTATCCTTGCACCTACATGTGATGTTAAGTATCTCTTGATACATGGTTTTGCAAACCTTAAATCACTATTGGCTTCTATTATATTATAATCAACATCCAATCTACTATCTCCATCACCTTCAATTGAGTTACTTCTCAATTGTTCTAGTAACGGTTTCAGTAATACAACTCTCATTGCTGGAGAGATGTAATGTACATTGATTCCTAAAAATCCATCCTTGTATCTATCAATAGGAATTACTATCGGATACTTATCCCAGTATGGTAAGGTATCTTGATGTTTAGCATCATAATGAAACATGTATACTTTACCTTGTTTCATTTGTGAACCAGTAACACCACTACCACTTAGACTACTCATAACCATATCAGGCCTAAGTCTGATATCTCTTATGTTCCGTCTGAACCATTCTAGACTATCCTCTGTTCCCGCTTCAATTGCCTCGGGTAGTAGTTTTGCAACAGCTGATAGTAATACTTTTGATACCATAGAACTATTTATACTTTTTACGCAACAATCGTGAAATTTGTTTCTATTACTTTACGATTAATTGGCGTCAATTCCAAGAATGACCCTAAGTCATCTTCAGTGATGTGTCCATTGACTTCAACCTTACCATCATCATCAAACAAATGTTTGATACTCTCATCACAAGTTCCAAACAGTCTAGGTCTCTTACCATCATATAAGTCTCTCAACTCTTTATAGTAATCATACATCTCGGCACGGTCTTCGGATATATGAAATTCAATCATACCCTCGACATCAAAGCACTGGCTTGTTCTACCTTCGGGGATTGGGAATTCGTTTACCCAGTCATCATAAGTAATTTGTTTATTGTCGGGGAGATAGTTTGAGTCATCCCAAACAATGAATTTTGTTTCATAGGCTTTACATTGTATCATAGCATTTACACGAACGGAGCCTGGATGTACTCTCCACTTACCATTCGGTTTAATCCATGCTTGTGGTGTGGAATAGAATCCGACTGTTTTGTATTGGTCTATTAACCAAACTAATTTCTGTGCTTCGTTTCGTAATGCATCTTCATTGGTCTTGTTCTCAGAAACATTCTCATGATGGATAAATGACAAGAGATTCTTACCAAACGACTTCGGGTGATAAGGATGCCAATGTTTACATTCACCCAGTGTCGCTATCTTTGGTATTGATACCCTAGATTTATTTTCGAAGGCTTCTCGTAGGCCACTAGTTATAACCATTTATTCTTTCCTCTACTAATGTAATATCTTTAGGGGTATCGACTGATAGACCATCATCATCTACATAGACCATCAATACTTTGTGACCATGTTCAAGGAATCTCAACATTTCAACACTCTCTGCTTTCTCTAAAGTCTGCATAGGTAATGAACTGAATTGTTCGAGACGTTCCTTAGTGAATGCATACAATCCTAGTTGTTGATGACAGGCACCACCTACTCCTCGTGGGAAAGGTATACCATGACGTGAGTAATACATTGCACAATGGTTTGTATCAAAGACAACCTTCACTACATCGTTGTCCATGACCTTATATGGTTTGTCGATTGTAACGTATGCATTTGCCACACCGATTTCGGGTTTGAAGTAGTCACATAGTCTATCGATTGCTTCGGGGTCAATCAAAGGTTCGTCACCTTGTATGTTAACATAGATATCGGCATCAATCTTTTGAGATGCAATTGCACATCTATCTGTTCCAGTTGCACAATCATCATCCACTCTCATTACAGGAATGTTGAATAGACTACAATGATTTTCAATTCTCTTATCATCCGTAACTACATAAATTTGGTCTAGTCTCTTTGAAGCGGATGCACGGTCATACGTTCTTTTAATCATCGACTCCCCACATATGATTGCAAGGGGTTTACCCTCGAACCTAGATGAACCCCAACGTGCTGGGATTAAACCGACTGTATGCATTCTGCTCTGTTCCAACATGACTCTATATCTCCATAACCATATTCTGCGTAAATGAAATCCACTCCCGCTCTGTTTGCACAATCCATATCTACTTGCATGTCACCAACATAGACTGCATCCTTTGGGTCAGTGTTACAATATGCAAGGGTATACAGTAGTTGGTCGGGGGACGGTTTACCTCTCAACCCTTCAGTGGGACAACATATGATTTCAAAATTGACGTTAATCTCAGCGAGAATAGCATTTGCTCGTGATTCCGACTTCGAAGTTACCACGGCTAATTTCTTACCGTCACGCTCTAAAGATTGAAGGTGTTCTTCCACCCCATCGTAAAACTTTATCAACTTAGAGTTCGCTGCAGAGTATCTATTGTACCTTCTCATCAACTCATCTTGGTCAGTAAGTATACCCATCTCAGTTAAGATATCTTTAAACGGTTTACCGATGTGTTTAAAGTAACTTGGGAACGTATTAGTGGTATCCTCAAAAGGTTTACCAGTGTCTAACTTGTTGAATGCCAGTTCCATGTTTGCTTTTGAGTCAATCAAGACTCCATCTAAATCAAATACATATAATTTCTTCATTTTTTTACCTTCTTTGGGAGTAAATGGTCTTCGGTTAGTATTCTAAAACCTAGTTTCCTATCTTTGCAGAAACTTTCTGCAGCTTTAAACTTTGCTTCGTTGACAACGTAGGTTGCAACCTCTTTGTAGTACCTTTGAGTTTTTCTTTTAGGCATCTTGGGGGGTTTAGTTTGTCGTTTTGGTTTCACTTCTATGATTTCACGGAGTATTTTACCTTGTGCGTTCACATACTTTATGTAAAAGTCGGGAAAATACCTATGAGCTCGTTTGTCTAAGGGAGAAATGTAGGGGATTATGATTTCTTCACTTCCCCATTCAAGGATATTGCTGTTTTCATCACAGTAAACCATGAATCTACGCTCCCACAACGACCTATAAAAGATTTTAGTAGGGTCTCCTCTATATTTTTTGTAGTTCTTTGGTTTAAACTTACCCGAATATGCCATAAATAACAGTAACCATAATTAATATAACTATTTATAGGGATTTCGAATGCCGAATATCAACAAGATACTGAACAAAGTAAACCAAGCAAAGAGTGCCGTTAAATCCCTAAAAGGAATACAAGCAAAACTTACTGGAACTGGATACGATATAAAAGACTTTGAGGGTTTGACAGACGCCAAAGCAGACGTACTTAAACAACAAGCTGAAAAAGCAAATCAGACTTTGAATGCAAGAAGGAACAGTCTAAG